GCTCTCACGACGGTGATGCGCCTGTTGATCGAATTCTCCCTGCGTCGAGGGAGGAAGATTTCAATCAGCGTCCCGTCAAGCACTCCGTAGACAAATTTTTTGTTTCTGGCAAGCCGTATGACCCGCACATCGAAGCTCTCTGGTTCCGGATCAATAGATTGTTCGATAACAGGTTCCTTATTAAGAATACTGTTAATGATTTCTTCTGCCTTTTCTTTTCGTTTAGTAGCCACCTGTTCCATATGTTGTTACGTTAATCTCTGAGCTATCGACGTGATCTATACCAGCAATGGCACCATATCTCAACACGTCTATGCAATCTTTCCATGCCTCTTTCAGTCCACCGTCGCCAGTATATTCGCTCAATGCGTGAATGATGTTCTCGCACTCGTCGGAGATGTAGAAATGCGGACGGTTGATGCCGTCCATCGCTTTCGATGTATCCCACGACATTTTCGAGAGCAGTGCCTGCAAACCGTCTTCGATCTCAAGACCGGGTGCAGGAACAAATACCATGTCCTGCTCTGCTAGGTCTTCGATGATCGACGACGACCCGTCTGCCGCTTGGTATTTGGCAGCACCGAGTCTCGGGTCAATCAGACGCTCGAAGATTTCTTCCTCGCCTTCGAGGTCATGGATGATGTCGATGTAGTCGCGAATGCCAAGCCCTTGGCCTTTCGCACCGTCGCCGGGCAACCACTTGCCAGATTTCCATTCCGCCCAGTCTCCGACATCGACCCCGGGGTATTCCCGGTAGACCCAGAAGGTGCCGGAAGCATCGACGGCAATCCAGCACATGAACCATGCCTTGGATCCGGCTGGGTCCAATATCATGTATCGGGTCACGTTGTTGGTCGGAATCTTCTCCGGCGGCACCACGTTCACCTCCTTGTTGAAGCGCGGGAATTTAGTCGCATGCGACTTCACTGGCACACCGTAGGCGCGGATGAGGATCTCTTCCCTGCCGCGCCCCATCAGTGTCTCTTTGATCCGGTGGTAGCCACCGAATGGGTTGTCCTGAGAGTGGAAGTAGTGAATCGATGCATTCCGCTTCTGACTGCGCTGGACGTATGGAACAAGCTCTCCGTTCAACAGTTCCGCCTCGCGGCTTTCAATCGTCTTGGCACCGTCGAGGAATTCTTTGATGACCTCGGTGTAGCCATCGATCGGCGTGAATGTGAGAAGCAGTTTTGCATCTCGCGTAGCAAGCCGGAACCGCAGCGTGTTGATTAACTCCGGCCCAAGCAGATACTCGTCAAGCCACACGCCGACGTTGTGCCATTTCGGATTCCGGCTGCCAAGCTCGGCACCTTCCAAGATCGTCGGGTTGTTCTGATACTGTGAGTAGGTCTTGAAGATGATCTGTGACCCGTTAGGGAGGATCAACGACGAGTCTGTGAAGCCGTTCTTTTTCGTATAACTGATGTAGGTGCCACTGGTCGTCTGCTTCATCCGCATCTCAGCGGGCAACCAATCCCAGACGGCACTCTGCTGCTGCCGGATGGATACCTCGGCAGTCTGCGCGAAGCAGAAAATCTCTGACCCGGGATTCTCGAGCGCCGCCCGCACAATGGTGAATGCACCCCACTGAGTTTTCCCGCTGCGATTTCCACCGAGTGCCACAATCTCGGTGACCTCGGCCAGTTGCTCCTCGGCCTTGTCCCAGTGAGGCAATCGGAATCCAAATCGATACGGGTCACGCTCGGCATTCTCGATTGCCTCATGGTAGATCGCATGTATCTCAAGCAGTGTCTCCTCGTCGAGCTCGACGATCTCCTCGTCGGTCGGAGGTTCGAGGATCGGATGTTTGCGCCAGATCATGCAGTGATGATTTCAGCCTCGACGGCATCGTTGCGGAGCTTGGCAGCAATGCGTGCCTTGGCCTCCGAGATGACCTTGGCAGCGTCGGAGATGGACGCCCCCTTGCGGTGCTCGATGACGACCCCGGCCATACCTGAGAGCTGCGCTGCCTTGTCAGTCATAATGCCAACCGTGAGCGCCAGCTTGTCTGGAGAGATGTTGACCAGTTGGTCAGGATTCTCGGCAAGTTGCTCGGCTTTGTCGAAAAGGAGGTCGGTGAACGTCTGGGCGGCGATGGCATACTTCTGGCTGAATTCCTTCCGCTTTGTTTCAAGCGTGTCGGCGTGCCTCCATGAAAGCCCATTGATCGCACCGTAGCTCAGTCCTGTGCGTTTGGAGATCTGTTTGTTGGACACTCCCTGCGCCTTCATCCACAGCGCAGTCGCAGCGGTGCGAGGAGCGCACACTTCGATGCATTTGTAGGTGACACCCATTTCCTCAGATCGTTTGCGGACTTCGTCGAACCACTCCGGTGGTGGATCGACGTCAGGTGGTTTCTCAAGTTTGCGTGGCATTCGGTTATTTCTTTTTCGATCTTAGCTTTTCGCTTTTTACAGATTTTGATGTCTCGACCATTTGAGGCAGCAATTGCAATGGATCCATAGTGATTGCTGTTTCCTGATCTTTGTTGTCATCATTGTCAACGTAGGAGAATACATCATCCATCCAATCGTTCACCTCCTGATCGATTTCCTCTTCAGTCTTTTTTCTCGATTTCATATTGTTGGAATTACGGTAACTCTGGGACGAGAGTCTGGATTTTTAGAGAAAAAGTCAATCATCAAAGCATTGATCTCTATGAGTGCTTGGGGCTTGGTTATTTCTTGTGATTCTGTCCGCTTCCAAATCTCCTCAACCTTTTTTATGTTCTCCTTCTGCTTGAATCCTCTAGGAAACATTGACCTGACACCTTCCCATGTGATCGATTGCATTGCCCTAGGTTCAACCCATCGAGCATCTGCTGCCATTCGGTAAGCATCGGCGATGATATAATACATCCCGTTCATGCCTGCGACTGAATTGCTAGCCCCACCAAAGTTTCGCGAAACTTGCAGGCTTTTTTGACTCAATGGCAGGAGGTATGTCGCTGCTACCGCATGAGTGTCTGATGTGACGTCTCGCAGCACAGGGTCGTGAGGTGCGATTTGATTGTTGTAGAACGATCTGATCTTGTGGTCGCCTCCCATGTTTGCACTGATGTTCTCAATGGTTGGATTCCGGTAGATATTGATCGACTTCTCGAGATTGACGAAACTCTGCCAACTAATTGCGTCAGCGTATACAGGGTTGCCTTTCTCAAAGTAATTGAAAACTCTGTTCTCTCCAACAACTTGGGAATGGAACCGGATGAGACGCGCTGCTTGCTTTGGTGTCATATCCTCGATGTTCATGCCAATCGTGGATCTGATTTGTTTTTTTGCCAATTCGTTCTTCCTTGCCTGCTCGTCCTTCCATTCTTGCGGCTTGGCTTTATTATCTTTTGATTTTAATTTCTCCCTCAGTGCTTCGTCCAATATCGGACCAGCACCAGTGGCAATCTTTTCCGTCATTGAGATCTTGTTTGAGAACGCTTTCAGAATTCTCTCTGTCATGTTGACATTGTGAATCCAATCCTTCCCGGGTGACAGACGCGCGTTAATCCCGGCAATTGCTGGAGCAGGGATCTTGTGGATAACAGACTGTGCGTTGTTCCAGTCGTAGGCCAATGGATACCAACGCTGCCAATAATTCTTCACTGGTGTTGGGACGGCATCGTAAATTGACAGAAGGTTTTTCGCCATTCTGTCTTTCACTTTGGCGATCACATTTTTTGCATCATCAAGCGTTTGGGGAGCGGGGATGTCGCGAAACCCGGGAGAGTCTACTGCGAATCCTGCTGTCCGAATCACAAAATCTTCCAGCTTCTTTTTTTGCGCAGGAGCAAGATCAGGTGCCTTCAGCAATGCATCAATGCGCTTGAACCCGATCTGGTGATCTTCTGGGTTTGTCGAATTAGCAACAATTGCAGAAGTTTGCCCCGCTTGCCTCTTGCCAGTTTTCGGATTAACTGCCGCTTCAGTCCTTCCCCATTTTGCAGACATGATCATGTCGGGGTTTCCTCCGAGTGATGTGTATGCCATCAAATCCATTGGCTTTCCTGATTCCGCAGAAACAGGCTCAGGCATATACCTGATGTCACTCGAATTCTCGTTGAATCGCTGACTGAGCGGGATCACGTTGCCAGAATCATCGCGGGTGATAGGATCGGCGGATTTGATTTGTGATGGGTCGAAGACGACGTATTCTGTGTTTGGAGAGTCGATTTTTCCAACCACTGTTCCAATGACTCCATCATAACCCTCATCGATAATTCCTTGTGCAGCCAGATCCGCCTCTTCCCTAGTTTCCGGCATGGTTGTATCACTTGCGTCAACAACTTTAGGATTCTTGATGTTTAGATAGACCGAGAAAATGGTGGATCCCTCAGGCGTGTCAAAGTCTCCAGAGGAAAATGGATTTTTGCCAGCATAGATCGCGGCAGTCCGCTTATCTTTTGTGAAGTAGAACCCGCGCCCGAACCTGCCATAATCGTTGACAGGATCACCGGAATTCTCGAATGTATTAAATTTAGGCCGAATCGTTCCGTGATAAAATCCACCTATCAGGCCCGCTTTTTTCGCCGCATCATCCACCATCCTCTGCTGCGCTTCGACATCGCCACTATCCACTGCCTTCATGTAGTCAGCGTCTAGAGACTCAGGCATCTGCCTTGCCTGCTCGGGCATCCGCACTTGACTCACAGATTCGTAGCTCGGAGTATATCGCAGATCTTTTGGCTCACCGTCAGCGTCCATGATCGGTTCCCCCTCCGGCAGGTAGTTGATTTTGACCAGATTGTTTTGATACGGAAGCTGGGTAGACCCTACAAGCTGGGTCGCCTTGTTCATTCGGTCGAGTCGATACGACTTCACCACAGCATCCACTCGATCAGATGCGACAAGCGGGTTGATGTCCTTCTGCCCGGCTCCAACATTGCCAAACACCGAGTTGATGAAACTCTTGTGCTGTTCCCACTGCCCACCATACTTGTCCTTGAAGTATGCGTCAGTTGGTTGGTTCTTGCCGTGCGAATCGATGACGGCATTCACATCGCGCAGAATCGTCTCCATGTTCCCGTCATAAAGCGCACGCCCACGTTTGCTTGCCGACTTTTCTGATGCATTCGCAAACAGTTGGTTGGTGCTCATCACCCGAATCAGGATATTCCCATCCTTGGAGATCTCGACACCGTAGGGAACCACATCACGCAGTTGCGGCTTGATCTGGTCATACCTCCACTGACCCTTTCTATTCTTCTTGAGGGCAGGTTGGTAGATTACAGAGAATCTGTGTCCTCTGGATGCTGGGTCAGCGGTTGTATTCGATGTGTCCCTTGCAGCAGCATTCAGCAACTTCAACTGCTTGATCTGCTTGCCATTGAATCGTCCTGACAAATTCAGCAACTCGATCTGTCTGTCGTTGAGATATTGACCGCTCCATGTGTTGTTGTCTGGGTTGTATGAAAGCTCACCTTCTGGGATCACCTCGCCTCGCGCTTGCCTTGCCTTTAAGTCATCGACCAGCAGCATTCCTGCCTGCGATCTCAACTCGTCGGTCTCCTTCTTGAGCGGGATGTATTCACCGCTTGCATCAAGGTATGGATTCCCGTCCGCATCAGTCTCCCACAGCGAGCTTACCTCGCCAAGGATCGGATCATTCTTTCCGGTGACAGGAATTTCAATTCCATTCCGTGCCTTGCGCTTTGCTGCGTCAATCCCTCCCTTGCGGCCGACAGACTCGTTGACCATCTTCTGGAACATCCGGCGGACTTCTGGGCTTTGATACAGCTTCCCAGACAGGAATCCATTGCCAGTGACCATCTTCCCCTTGTTGTCCATCACCCCGCCAATGCGGAAGTGCAGATCTCGCAGAATCGCAGACTTGTTGAGTATTGCATCACCCAATGCTCGCGCCTTGTCGTTGATGATCATGCGCCCGGCAATGCCCCCCAGCTTCCCGCTTTCGGCCATGCCAAGCATGTCATCGACGTTTACCTCGATGAAGTATTCCTCGGCGAGATATTTTTCGTCAGGAGTCTGAAACTCCCTCTCGCTCTTCGTCATTGGGTCGCCGATAGCGTCACGCATTTTCACGGTGCGCTCATGCTGGCTACGCAGTCGATTCACATACTCGTCCTTGAATGCTTCATACTGCGGATCGTAAGAACCGTCCCGTCCTCGAAGCAATCCACCAGTCTGGAACCCGTCGCCCACAAGCTGGGCCACAACCCCGTCACCAATGCCATTGTTCAGCATGTGGTGCATGAATTCGTGCGTCAGCAGTGGCTTGAGTGGGTTTGCCGCATTTGGGTTTACCATCACTGTCTTGGTGTTCCGGTCGTAAGCGCCAGCGCCTTGGTCAACGAATTGAATCTTCGCGCCCGGGTTGCTTGCCGAGAACGTGCCGATCACACGCTTCATGTCGGATGGCATGCCGTTATACATCACACGCTGCGACGGGTCAGAGATGGATCGATAGAAATTCAATGCATCCCCATTCTGGAGAGTTTTGATCCTGTTCGCGCCGCCCATAGTGATGCCACCAAGCGCCGCTCCGGTCCCCCCGAAGAACAACGTCTCGACTGCCGCCTGCTTCAGGATATTCGGGTTAAAATCACCACCTTCAGAGACCCACTCATACGCGAGATCGACCGGGTATGATGCAACCAGTCCCTTCGCGACATTGCTCACAGCACCGGGGATCCTGCCGCCCATGGTCGCGGTGTCCATCAAGCCTGACACTGCACGATGCGCTGGGCCTTTGTTAGGCATCTCGTAGATACGCTTCCAGAAGCCAATTTGCCCTCTGGCCTTTGTCGCCTCCTTGCCCACCAAGCTGATATACTCGCCCGTGGCTTTGATAAATGGTGCCGTTGACCACGTTGCCCTGATCGCAGCAGGAATGAATGCCGCCGGGCCGAGACCGAGTGCCGCACCTGCGCCACCCAGTCCAGACAACGCTGTGATCTTATTCATCGCGTTGTAGGCTTTGTCGGCACCTACCTTCGAAGCTAGACTTGATAGTCCCTTGTCGATGCCAATCATCCCGCGCCCGGTAGCCTCAAGGGTCTTGCCGAGAGCTGTGATTGGTAGGTATGGAATTTGCCGGGCCTTCTGCGTGACCTGCAACACTTTGTCGGCGACGTTTGCACTCTGAGTCGCCTTGGCAAGATCGTCTGATACAGTTGCGATTTCATCGGTGAATCCACCCAATCTCGTCGCCGCTTCCTGCCCAGTTGTCCGAAATTGATTTGCGATCCGCAGTGCATTGTTCGCCCGGTCAACAAGCCCAGCTTGCGACAGTCTTTGCGCCATGCTCTCCGCAAAGACCGCCTTCTTTTCCGCTGCCTGAGTCGCTACCTGCAAACCAGATGCTTGGCGTTGGAGCGCCGCGAGTTGCTTTGTCTTGTCGAGAACCTGTGCCGCCTTGATATCGGCTTGAAGAAGGCTTCTTGAGATTGGCCTGAATGCTGCGCCAAGGCCTTTCCCTGCGACACCGAATGCCACCTTGCCAGTCCTCGCTGCTGCTCCGTATGGGTTAAACATGGATGCGAATGCACCAGCAGACTCACCTCGTTGCTCGAGTTCCTTTGCCTTCTCCTCTCCAACCGTCTGAATGTTTTGCTCTCTGGCTTCACCAACACCTAACTCAGCACCAACCATCTCGCCTAATCCGTCGATGACTTCTGCTGCCTTGGCGTTTTTGAATTGGTATCCTAACTTCTCAAATTTTTGGTTGAGTGACGCGAGCGCCAAATCTTCTTCTGCCTCAGTGTCAGACAGTGCTTTGATCAAGCCTGATCCTGCGATTTCAGC